AGTTTGCAAAGACATTCCCAGATGCAGATTTGAAAGACTTAGAATGAGGTAAATATGCTTACAATATCAAATGTAAGAGTTCACCCATTAAAATTCAAGCTTAAAAATGGTGTCGTTGGTTTAGCTCAAGTATTGTTCAAGGGTGGTTTACTTATAACTGGTCTTGAACTCGTAGAACGAAACAACAAACGATTTATACAATATCCAAAGAATCCTAATAATAATAGAGGGCTTTGCTATTGTCAACCATTGAATTCTATATTGTCAGGTATTATTGAAAAGAAAGTTTTCGAAATATATGACAAGTTAAAAACTCAATCAGGTAATGTAAATTTGGATGAAAATTTCATGGAAACAGCAATGACTGAACTATGTGATACATTCCACATTACTGAAGCGAATGGAGAAACTAATGAAGAAACCAAAGACATTTAATATGCCTCCGCTTTTTAAACGAGATAAGGATATGTTATCCATTATCAATGATCCTAAAAAGTTTCAAGCTTTAAAGGATGTCGTTGACCAAGCGGCAAAGGTTTCTAAAAATCTAAAACATTTTAAAGACTTGCAGACATGGTATGCTTATGTCATTACCATTCTGCCTGACTTTGAAAATTCGTCTAACTTTAAAAATCAATTGGAAACACTAGTAAATGAATATTGTAATGAATCAGAAAGAGATAACACCTCTGAACATGGTTAAAACAGTTTATGCATCAGTCTTAGAAGATGTACATGCACATTTTGATGAATATGCAAAAGTATTTGTACAGAATTATGACAGCTATAATGAAGAAGAAATGAAAGTTATTGTCAATAAGAATGATGAATTGAATAAAAAGATTAACGCATTTTTAGGAAAGAATAAACTGGTATGAGTTTCAAAATTGGACATACCTACGATGCGATAAATGGTAATAAGTATACTTGTGTTGGTGTAGAAAATGGCTTTGGAATTTTTAGATTTAATCAAGTTCTTAAGCGATTTAAGATTACCAAATATTGCGGAGTAGACTCGGTTATTCAGTATGGTAATGTTTTATTTAAGTCTGAAAATATTATGCCTACAGAGGATGATGATTTAGATTTGTCTAAACAGCCAGTAATTTATAAGTTAAACAAAAATAATGAAAGGTATATTGATGTATTCAAACGACATAAAGCAGAACTCTAATATAGAAAAAACTTTAACTAATCCTGATGTTGAAGCACCGGAAACTGAAAATCCAGAAAATCCGGAACAGCAAGAAACTCAGCCTATTAATCTTGGTGAACTTGGTAATTATTTTGATGTTGTTCGTAATAACTATTTTGAAGTAAATCGAGTAATTTTCATTATTGGTCCTATTACTTGGGAAAATATGATTCACGTCATTCAGAAGTTATGCTTCTATGATGATGGTTCTAAGAATCCGATTACTATCTATATTTCTTCTCCTGGTGGTGAATGTGATGCTGGCTTTGCAGTAATTGACTGTATGAATAAGCTTAAGTCTAAGGGTATTATAATTAATACTATTTGTATTGGTTCTTGTTCTTCTATGGCTTCTGTAATTCTTGCAAGTGGAACTGTTGGTTATCGTTATGCATTCCCGTCTTCCAGAATTATGATTCACCAAGCTGGTATTGAAGCCACTGGTGGTAAGCTTCAGGATATTCAGATTATTCAACATGAACTTCAAGTTTGGACCGACTGTATGAATAAGATTTTCAAGAAGCAGACAAATAAGACTATTGATGAACTCAAGGCTTTGACTTCTTTCGATAATTATATGTCTGCAAATGAAGCAAAGAAAATTGGTTTAGTTGACCATGTAACTGCGAAAATGATATGATTGCAAAATTAGTAAATACTATTTTATCACTTGATGATTTAGAATCTTCATTTTTGGAACTTGAAGATGATGCTACAAGAGACTATTATGCTCTCTTGATAGCATCTCTCGGTTATTTTAATTATCTTGTTATTTCAAATGTATTTGCTGCATTATTATATCAGACAATTAAAAATTCCAGAACAATTACAGATGAAGATATAAATGAAATTTTTGATTATTTAATGGACTTAAGTTTAGAAGAAAAATAATATGCCAGAATCAGATCATAAAAAATCATTATTGACATATCTTAACAATTTGTCAAAAACCACTACTAAGAAAACTGAAAAAGAAGTTGACGATTATGATGGCATTAGGGCCATTATTGATTTCTTACACATGGAAGGGATGGAAGATTATATCTTAACCATTTCTGAAAAATTAACACTTGAAAGTGAATTTACAGATTTTTATGAACATTTTGAAAACTTAGATTCTGTTCTTAATTTGCTTTGTATTAAGGAAACAGAACCAGAAAGATATTATAATGTTGTTCATTTTGAAAATATTTTAATAAATATCTTATCATCTATTCTTGGTCTTAAGTATAGAATTGTTTTAAATCCTGAAGATTTGTTACATCCATACTATTTGACATTAACACGTAAAAATTAAATTATCAATTATAAATATATAAAAATTGGTACTATATAATGAATAATGGTTTCTTAGAATACTATCATCGTGAAGACCAAAAACGTGCTGTATCTGAAGAAGAACAGCTTGCTCTTCATAAAAAACAAAAGGTAATAGAGTCTAAAAGACATCAACTTGAAGAAGAAGATGACTTCTATAATGAAGATGTTGATTTTAATGAAGCGAGAAGAGTAAATGTTCCTACTCGTCCGCTTCCGCCAAAAAGACCGATTGCGCCACCTGCGCCAAAGCCAGCAGTTCGCCCTGCTCCAGCTCCTGCACCTGCAAAAGTTCGTTCTCGTGCATCATCACAAATGGATGAAGCTTTTGAAATGATCGATAAGCTTACTGATAAGATTACAAGTATGTTCTTTAAGTATGGCTTTGCTGGACTTGAAAAAATCAGTCGTCATTTAAATGAAGATATTGAAGATATTATAAATCCTCAGCCAGTCTATAGAGATGAACCAAATGAATCTTATAGTATTGACGAAGAGCGTATGGAACGCCTTGAAGAGGAAAATGCAAGACTTCGTAGATTACTTGAAAAGAGTTTGGAACAAAGACAAGTAATTCATGAAGAACCAGTTCGTAAGGCACAGAAGATTGAAGAAACTACAATCGATGAAGAACATGATGATGTTCCGACTGAAGAATTAGATGAAGGTTTCGATGATACTTATGGTATGCCTGATGAAGCTGATAATAAGAAATTAAATGAAAAGTTTATTTCCATGAATGAGAACATGGATATTAATGCTCTGGGAGCATCTTTGTCTCAGCAAGCTGCAATTCAAAAACGTACTGAATCTGCTGGTGATACCAGATTAGCTCAAGTACAGGCTCGCGCAGAAATGCTCCAAAATTCAATCAATAAAAAGGTTGATGAAAAAATAGCGTCTCAAGAACAGCAAATAGATGAGTCATTTGAACAGTCTGAAGAACTGGAAATAGTCGATGTCGAAGAACCGACACAGCCAGTCGAAAATGTAAAGTCTACACCTGCTGCAAAGTCTACAAAGAAAGTCTCAAAAAAGAAAAAGTCTGATAAAAAATGAAGAAAAAGAAAGATCTAAAGCCTAAGTCTGAGAAAGCAAACATTTCTGAAGTGGAGGTAGAGGGAACAGTAATAGAAGCTAGACCCAATGCCATGTTTGATGTGAAATTGGACAATGATAACATAGTTCTATGTACAATTTGCGGTAAGATAAGAGTTAATCGAATTCGAATCTTGCCAGGTGATCGTGTTAAAATTGGCCTAAGTATATACGATTTAAAAAAGGGAAGAATACTTTTTAGATTATGATACCGGAATATAAAAGAGATAAAGCGAATCCGCTAAACGTTGACACTGCACTTTCCGAAATGCCGGAAATTGCAGAACTCATTGCAAAGCAAGATAACTGGTCACAATATGAACAGCCAGCTGATTTTTCTGATATACCTCCTGAATATCAAAAGCTTATTCCCGATAATGTTCGCAAAAATCAAGAAGATATGCGAATATATAACATGTGGTTAACAAAACAATAAAATAGAGGTAAAATATATGATGCAAAATGGTAATAACTTTAATGATGCAGTTGACTCCGAAGACGTTCTTGTCAATTCTGTTCGTGCAATTAAGCTTTTCTTGATTGGTCGAATGGACGAAGTAGCTAAGACTAAGGTTCCTGAAGCTAAGGTCGAATTCAAGGAAGGCTACACTAAGGCGCTTGAAGATATGCAGGCATTTGTTAAGAAACTTAGTATCTAATTAAAAATCACAAATAAAAATTCATGGTTCTTTTGAATCATGAATTTTTTCTATCTTTAAAACATTAAAATCCGTATAATACAGCGAGTTGAAGGATAAAAAATGGAAGCATTCAAAAATTGTTATTATGATTATTTTCATAAGACAATATATTTGAAAGAACAGCATACAAAAGGGTGGCAAAAATTTAAATATAAGCCCTGGTGTTATATAACTGACACAACTGGTAAATCAAATATATTGGACATTTATAAAAGACCAGTAATGAAATATGAGTACAAAGACAAAACTGTCATTGACTCATTAAAACAAAATCCTGACATGATTGTTGCAGAATCTGACTTAAAACCAGAAGTCAAATTTATGCATGAACGTTATGATAAGGAAGAACTTAAAGTCGATATTGACGACTGGAATATTGGTCTTTTCGATATAGAAGTCGCGGGTTCATCTAGGTTCTATGATACCCATCTGATTGAAATCCGTGACTTACAAACTAACAGATTCGAACAAATCGAATTATTCATTTTCGATACACGATATAAAAAAGAAGAATGGGAAGTCTTCGATATAGAAAAGAAATGCTGGGTTAAGTATCTTAACTCATGTTATGTTTCTTATGAATTCCCTGCTCCTGAAAAAGCTGAATGGCCGATTAATCTTATTTCTATGTATTCAACCCGAGATAAAAAACTTTATACTTGGGGCACAAGACCATATGATGATTTAGACGAGCCTATTGATAATTATTTATATTGTAGAACTGAACTTGATCTTGTTAGAAACTTTATGAAGTGGTTTGCAAGACAAGACTTTGATATGATTTCTGGTTGGAACTCAGAAGCATACGATATTCCTTATATTTGTAATAGATGTGCAAAGCTTAGAAAGATACACAATGTTCAGACTGAATGGGAATGTGCACTCAGTCCGTTTGGTAAACTTCCTGAAAAACATGATATTAAAGACAGAAAGCTCGAAGATGTTGATCTTGGTGCTACCTTTACTATTCCTGGTTTGTATTCTATTGACTTTATGAAATTGTATAAGACGTTTGGTAATCATCCGCCTCTTCCGTCTTATTCTTTGAATTATATCGCATCTCGTGAACTTAAAGATGCAAAGTTAAAATATGATGGTTCTATTAATGAAGTTTATAAAGATAACTGGAACTTATTTGTCCGATATAACAGAAAGGACGTTAAGATTCTTATTGATCTCTTCTACAAGTTAAAACTTTTTGAACTCATTATTGAATATGCATTTGATTGTATTGTTACTGTAGATAAAGTTGAAAATAAAGTTCCTACTACAACTGGTTACTTTATTAAGTTCCTTCATGCTACTGGTCGTGTTCTTAACGATAAGAAAGATAAGCACATTGACTGGTGGACTCAAGAAGAATGCTATAAGATTAAACAGAAAGATGGTTCTATTTATTATCAAAACACTGAATGGGAAAATAAAGAAGAATTTAATAAGTATCTTCTTAAGTATGATATGCTTAAGAAACTTAAACCTGAAAGTGAAATTAGAACTCAAGTTTTAAATATTTGGAAACCTAAGAAAATAAACGGTGTTCAATATAAC